CATCCCCGCGAACTTCCGCTTCTCAGCGCGGTCACCCGCAGCGTAAATGGTCTTGGCGCGATCCTTGATCGCCTTCTCCTGCTCGGCAGTCGTGTAACCACGACCCACGCGAGTGCGGGAGGTCGTCGGATCATCAGGCTTCGCCGACGCTGCCTTACGACCCGGCATAGCGAAACCACCATCCGGTGCTTGCCGCTTCGGACGATTAGACAGCGGCGTCGATACGCCGCGAGTGGACTCCGGCTTACTGCCAACAGCGAACGGACCTTTGGGCTTCGGACGATCAGACAGCGGCGTCGACTTACCCGGTGTCGCGAACACGATGCGTGGCTTCTCCCCAGCCTCACGCGGAGACTCAACATCCTTCTTCTGAGACTTCGGCTTCTTCGTGTCCTTCGGCTTCGTCGACCGCTTCGGAATCGTCACCTCTTCAGGTGTCTCCTCAGACTTCTTCTTCGACTTAGCCTTCGGCTTATCGGCAACGTTCGACTTCGGTGCTTCGTCCGCTGCCTTACGAACATTACGCAAGCGAGTGGAACCCTTGCCGCGAGTTGGAGTGAAACGCGGAAGATTCAAAGGATTAACAGCAGCGGGAGCTGCAGCACCGCCGCCCTGATTGGCGGCGGAACTTGCCGCTTGCGCGACGGAACGAGCATCCGGCAACTGATCCAGATCCCCATACAAGTAACTCGGGTAGTGCGTCCGCATGTCGCCTTGCATGTACGACGGGCGGAAATCCATCGGACCCTGATAAGTGTTCGGGTCGTTGGCCTTACGCGACACGCCACCATCAGGCTGACGTCCAGCGGGACCGGGAGTTACCTCGGGATCCTCAAACGGGTTACGGCTAAACGGAGCAGGGTTGCTGGTGCGGTCAGGCTGGTTGCGATCAGCGGCAGCATCCTGACGGGCACGCTCCTTTTCCATGCGCTTCTCGTAGTTCCTCTGACGAGTCTCAAATGCTTTTTTCGACTCGCCCTTGCGCTGCACAGGAGGTGTGTAACGGGACTCGTAATTCTTTAGCCGTCGGGCGAAAGCCTCATCGCTTTCGCCTTCCTTCTGCTTCGGTGGCTGCTTACGGGTCGTGTACGTCTTGCGGGTCGAATCGATAACGTCCGGCTTCGTCATGCGACCAGCGGGACGCACATACGCATCGTTCGGTGGCCGTCGCATCATGCCAGCGAGGCCGCGCAGCTCGGCTTCAGCGGCATCTTCCATAGCCGCTTCTTCGCCGAGACGCTGCGACACCTCAGGATTGCGGCGCAACGTGGCATTAACTCGGGCGCGAGCCAACTGCTGCGGCGTCATACCCGCTTCCTCGACCGCTAACCGTGACGGGGTCGCGTTCGGGTTAGTGCGGTCGGCCTTCGTCTGAGCGGTCCTCCATGACTTCTTCGCGGAGTCGTGGCCATCTTTCCAGAAAACCGACTTGCCAGTTTTCGGGTCAATCTTCCTGAAACGTGCGGCCTGCTTCGTTGGATCCGACGTGCCGTCCCACGACACCTCCACGTCTTTCTTGGTCAGACCCTTGGAGCCGTCCCGACCCAACGCATTCTTGATGACGTTGTTGACGTTCACCCCACCGTCCTCGCTACTGACGCGAGGATCCAACTTCGGTGCATCAGTATCGCGAGGGTTCGCCAACGTTGGACGCTGCGGCATTTCCGGTGCTGTTTCCAAGCGACCGGGAGCTTCAGTGCGGGGAGTGCGACCGGCAGGGAAACCAGCCGGAGGGCGTGTCTGCGGTGGCTGCATACGCTGCTGCGCCTGTGCAGCCTGAACCATCTCCTGCGGAGATGGACGGTTCGGTGCAGGAGCAGCAGTATCCGCGCCACCTGCACGCATCGCTGCCGCAGAGCGGCCCCGCTGCTTCGCGATCTGCGACGGGGCAGCACGGAAACCACGAGCGAGAGCCGCACCCGGCCTGCGGAATGCGGTAGCCGCCAACCCGGCGGCAAGCAAACCACCACCAGCCTCCAGTGAAGCCCTGTCGTAACTCTCAATCGAATACTGATTGATGGCGTCGCGAGCGATCTGAGGGTTCACTCGACCACCAGCAGACAACTGCTGGCTAGGTACGAAAGAACCAGCCTGCGAAGCGATGTTCGCTGACGGATCGGCGGCAGCACCCAACGGGCCAGCAAGACCCATCAGATACGACTTCATCCACTCGATAACGGCGTTCTCGCCGTTCTTCTTCGGGAAAGTTCTGTGCCTGTTCGGCGGTTCTCCTCGTGCCATGCTTCCTTCTAGTAAGGCTTCTTCTTCTGCATGCCCTCAATGAACTTGCCAAGATCGCCGGGGTTCTGAGCGAAACCCTTCGGCTTCGCCTTCGTCTCACCCTTGATCCGCATCGCCTTGGCCTTCCGCTTGCGGTAACCGCGAGCGTCGTCCTCGTTAATGGCCTGCTTGGCGTTCTTCTTCTTCTTGGTGAAGCGAATCATGCGCTTCGGGTAATCGGCCACGACTACTTCAGCTTCGTGTTGTTGCCCTTGATGCCCTTTGGCTGCGAACCCTTAGCGACCTGACCGCCGCCAACAACACCGCCGCCGTTCTTCTTCGGCTGGACAACACCGGCCCCGGTGGGAGCCTTGCCCATACCGCCCTGCTTTCCGATCATTCGTTTCTCCTTATGCGGGAACTTGTCTGGACACTGCGCCAGACATCACGGGCCTACCTGTACCCGTCAAACCAGCAAGCAGCCGCTGCATAGGCGGAGGTGCTGGCATGGCTTCGTTCTGCACCGGACCCTGTTCAAGTCCAGCGTTACTGGGTGCGGCCCCCATGTTCGGCAGCGCATCCATCTGTGGAGCCTGCGGCTCCGGCTGTTTCGGAGGCTCAAAAGCCTTCTGCACGGCATCCTCAAGAGCCGTGCCCTTCTTCCGTTCATCAATCACCGTCGCCAACTGGCGGATGATCTCCATCGGGTTCTGGCCCTGAGCAGCCATCTGCGGGATCGCTGCAGCCATCGACGCGACACCAGCCTTCAACGAGTCACGCATCTCCTCCATGTCAATCGCCTGCTCCTCCTCGGAAGCATTCAGCGAAATCGGGAGGTTCCGTCGAGTGAACGAACGGGAAATGAGTTTGTCGCCGCGAGCCTGCAACGCGAAAATCAGTGAACGGTTGGGGTCAAGACCAGCCATCAAACCGTGGCTAATGGTCACACCATAGTTGCCTTTAATGTCGGCTGATGGCTTGTACTTCAACTTGTACTGAACGCCGTTAGCGGTGGCAGAGACCTCGCGTTGCACATCACCGAAGTACGCCTCGTCGACGGCCAACGCGAGAGACACAGCCTCTCCAAGCGTCGCACCCATAATCGACTGGGCGGTCTTAACCTGTGAATCGAAAGCAGCCTGCAGGGCTTTCACGCCCTGCCCTGTCACAATCGACCCGTCCGCTTGCCCTGCTCTTGACTCTGGAAAACGAGTACCGAACTTAAGTTCCTCGGACAGCAGGTTGTTTTCAGCGAACGACATGCTCGGCACATCCAACGGGATACGCCGAATCTTCTCAGGAGTATTAGAACGGATAACAGAATCCGGTCCTATACTAAGTTGCGTTACATCCTGCGGTAACGCCAACGGAGCCTCGACACTTTTCTGTGTCGCCTCCATCATCAGCAGCGCGAGTCGAGCCTTAGCCGCGTATACAGGCAGTACGTCATCGAACTGGCCGCGTGCCTCACCGTCGAGTGACGGTCGCAACGCGATAACGACGGGAACCTGACCGATCTTGTTCTCCGACCGTGCAAGAACCAGCCCCTCCCGTTCCGGCAGGAACATCACCGAGGTGTCCTTGTCGTACCAGCGGACAACCTCAATCATCGACGACTCGTCGATGCGGTTAAACATGCCCTGCTTCAAGATCTTGTCGGCATGCTCAGGGAACATCGCCGCCAAATCGCCTGCTTTACGCAAGAACACATGGCAGTACACCTGCATGTCGCCGAAGCGATCCATGTCGAAATATGCGCCCTCGCAGGACTCCACATGAATGTGAGGCCGCTGATCCTTAAAGTGCGGTTCCACGCGCAGCGGCACAAACCCGTAAGTGATGAACTGGTCGGCGGCACGAATCAGGCTCGTACTCATCTTCGACGCAGCCACATAATAGTTAGCGATCTTTGTGCGCTTATCGGCTTTCGTGCGGGCGTTCTCATCCAACGTCGAATCACCCGAAGCGGTGATCGACGGCAGGACACCCACCTGCTCGCTTAGATCCTTCGCGACAACATCGATCATGTTCGCGACAATTGGCTTCGACCACATGCCCTCAGGGAACAAACCCGGAAAAACCTGCTCCGCGTGCCCAGCACGCACAGCAGCAACCTCACGCATACGCCGGTCGCGTTCCGCGTTGCGTTTACGGATCGCATCGAACCGTGCCGCGTAATTGGTCATTTACAGCCTTCCAACTGTTTGAGCCGTTGCCAGCTCGTCAAGAGAAATCACATAACGTGCATCCACGTCACTGCGGGAAGCGAACTGATTCGGGAGGAACTGCGAAACCCCCGCCGACTGCGTCAACACTTCCCGCGCCACAATCTCGCAAAACCACAACGCCATCACGGCGTCCATCTTCAACTTGCTGCCCTTCACACCCGGACGCCAAGTGATCAACTGCTCAATGAGTTTCTTAATGTTCTCAAAGTTGCTCGTGTCCGGCAGTTCCAGCAGATGATCGCCAGCATGCTTGAAGGTCTCCTGACCTTCACGTTTCGTCTTCGACCCAAACAACGGCGCAAGAGAAGCAACACCAAAATCTGGATCCGACTTGTTCGTGGACGTGTGATGAGGGCGATACGCGATACCCCGATTCGCTAAGAAAGATCGGATCTCCTCATCCTGCGTCAAAAACAACTGGAACGCATTCGACTCGACAATCACCGTATGCGGTTTAAACCTGTCCGCCCACGAATAAATCAACTCACGAATCGCGGCAGGAGTCGGCGCAGACATGATGTTCACGTCCAAGACGTAACGCTTATTCGTGCGCCGATCCACCGCATACGCGACAGCAGCAGTCTCCCCCGCCATCGCAGGGTCAATCCCAATCACCCGATAAAAGTTGCTGCTCTCAGCAGGGTGACCAGCCGCCCCAGACACCAACGGCCCCGGCTTCCTCATTCCATTAACTGCGCCCCTGACGCATACCGGGTCGAAAATGGCATCCTCGGCAATATCGAGATTCTGGTACACCAGCGACCATTTGCCGGGACCAACCTCGTTGCGGACCACACTCAAACGCGGCCCACTCCACCTCTCAAAGAAACCATCCTCATCAGGAAGGTCACCCTCCGACAGGGGAATATCACACTTCGGCCACAACGTCTCCCACTCGTCGGGAGATTCCCCGTAGCCAAGAACAGCAGGCATCGCCAAATACGTCCACGGAATCTTCCCATCCGTGTAATGCTCAGGGTTCCGCAGCTCCCGATACAAATCAATCGGAGCAACCCGCGTACCCACCACCAGCAACTGGCCGCCATCCGGAGGAAGGCGGGACGCCACTTCCTGCCGAATCCAGTCCTGATGCTTCTCCCACTCCCCCGCGTTCGACAGGGTCACCACGTCGTCGAGAACAATCAAATTCGCACGCGAACCATAGATGGCCCCACCTGCGCCCAATGCCTCAACCGTCGGGTCTTTCTCCCCGGAATCGCGTGCATCCCCGCCCAAATAAATCTTATTCGCAGCCCACTGGTCAGCGGTGGCCTTATAGCCATCCGCTGGCCCAAACGCAAACTGCATATCCGCATATCGAGGATGTGTCAACCGCTGCTTAATCGCATACAGGAACTTCTTCGCCTGCTCCTGAGTCTTCGACACAATCAACACATTGATGTTCGGATCCTTCGCAATCCGATACGTCACATAATTAATCGTGATCGTCATGCTCTTCGCATGATTCGGCGGGACATTAACCAGCAGGCGAGAAAGCCCAGCCGTGCCCTTCTCATACACCATCGAATCGTGAACCCAACCGGGTTCACGGCCCTCCAACAAGTCAGCCACATTCTGCATATGCGGCCACACCTTCGTGAACAAATACCGCTCACTGAACTCAGCAAAACCAATATCCGACTCGCGAGCCTCCCGGCTCGCGTCCACACGACCCAGCCGCACGGAATCCATCCGGGCGGCGAAATCCTTCGACTCCCGGCGGCGAGACTCATACCATGATCTCGACCGCCGGATCACCTTCAAACCCTGCTCAATCGTCCGGCCCTGCCGGACAAGATCCAGTAGCTCCGCCTCCGCAACCTCAGGAGCCACCCGGCGACGAGGTTGCTCCTCGACCTTCCTCGGTTTCCTATCCACCCGGCCTCCAAAGGGGCAAAAAAGGAGGCCAGCCGCCAAAGACACTCCACCCGAGTTACTTAAAAAACAGCGAACCCCGACGGCAGCCCTTAAGGGGCTGCCTAAGGGGTGAGCATAAAAACACTCTCTATCTAGTAAGAGGGCTAGAAATAAGGGCAATATCAATACCTACAGCAAAAAAACTTTAAAAAATGTCCGAAACGTCCACATTCACACCCCAAAAAAACCACACCAAACCCCACCCCCACACATCTGGTGAAAATTTTCGACAGGACTACATACGCGCGTGGGGGCGGGGCACTTAAGCATCCGGGGGTCGAGGGGATCGCGTACTTCCTAGCAAGTCTGAGGGCTAGGCACACGCGCCCCCGCCCCCTACGCGGCGTCCGGCGGGGCACAGTCCGCTGTCGGGGGGAGGGGGGTATTGCAGGTTGTGTGAGGGGCGTGTTGTGATGGTTGTAGAGATCGGCGGATGGTCTGCCGTTCGGAGGGGATTGTGATGCGTACTAGGGCGACCGATATCAAGGTTCGGACGACGGTGTGGAATGTGGTTTTGGAGTGTTCGCGGTGTGGTTGGTTGTTGGTGGGTTCGGATGTGGGGGCGGTGTTGGCTGATGGTGATGATCATGTGAAGGAGTGTCCGGCATC